TAAACCAAGTTAACCCATACTTAGAATCAGTACAACAAAGACAAGGTATATTTGCTTTTAGAGTTGTAATGGATGATACTAATAATACACCAGATGTAATAGATAGAAATCAATTAGTAGGACAAATATTTGTTCAACCAACAAGAACGGCTGAATTTATAATTCTAGACTTTAATGTTACACCAACTGGGGTAGAAATTTAAAAAGACAATATTTATAATAAACAATAAAAATGGCAGTAAAAGATCCTAACGAAATAATGTTCACCGCCTTTGAACCAAAGGTGCAAAATAGATTTATTATGTTTATTGATGGTATTCCATCATATCTAGTAAAAACTGCTTCTGCTCCGGGATTTGATGCTGGTGAAGTAATTTTAGATCACATAAACGTATATAGAAAAGTAAAAGGTAAAGTAAGATGGAATGACATGACTTTATCATTATATGACCCAGTAACTCCATCTGGTGCTCAAGCCGTAATGGAATGGGCAAGATTAGCACACGAAAGTGTAACAGGTAGAGACGGTTATTCAGATTTCTATAAAAAAGATATTCAGCTAGATATCTTAGGACCTGTAGGAGATGTAGTATCTCAATGGGTTATAAAAGGTGCATATTGTAAAACAGCAACATTTGGAGAATACGATTGGAGTGCTGAAGCAGCAATTAGCCTAGATATCACAATAGCTATGGATTATTGTATCCTAAACTTTTAATTACCCAACTCTCCATACCTTAAGGTGTTCTTCGGAACACCTTTTTTTTTCTTATATATTTATATCCACAAATAATAAGTTATTAAAACATGGAAGAGAAAGTTACAAAACAAAAATTTAAATTCCCAACAGAAATAGTTGAATTACCTTCTAAAGGATTATTATATCCTAAAGATAGCCCATTATCATCTGGTAAAATAGAGATGAAATATATGATGGCTAAAGAAGAAGATATATTAACTAATCAAAATTATATTTCTCAAGGTATAGTATTTGATAAATTAATAGAATCATTAATAGTATCTAAAATTAATTATAATGAATTATTAATAGGAGATAAAAATGCTCTAATGGTTGCATCAAGAGTATTAGGTTATGGTAAAGATTATAAATTTAAAGCTATAAACCCATCAACAGGTTTAACAGTAGAATATGAGGTAGATTTAACTACTTTAAAAGATAAATATTTAGATCCTAAAAATATAAAAGAAGAAGGATTAAATGAATTTGAATTTACATTACCTACTTCAAAAAATCTTATTAAGTATAAATTACTTACCCATAAAGATGAAAAAAATATTAATACAGAAATAGAAGGATTAAAAAAAATCAATCCTGATAGTAATCCACTTTCATCTACTAGATTTAAATATATAATAACTTCTATAGATGGTAATACTGAGAAAAAAGATATTAGGGAATTTGTAGATAATTATTTACTTGCTAAAGATGCAAGAGCACTTAGAGATGATATTGCTAGAGTATCACCTGATGTAGAATTAAAACACGTAGGGAACGAAGGAGAGGAGGTCACTATTCCCATAAATCTTAACTTTTTTTGGCCTGACGCAGGAATATAGGCAATCTATATTTTCTCAAATTCATGATATAGTGTTTCATGGTAATGGTGGTTATGATTGGCATACAGTTTACAATATGCCTATATGGTTAAGAAATTTTACTTTTAAAAAATTACAAGACCATTATACTAAAGAAAAAGAAGCTATAGATAAATCTCAAAATAAACTACAAAATAAATCTTCTAAAGATATTTTAAGGCCTGGAATTAATACATCTAAGTCTTATAATACCTCAATGCCTACTAAAAAGTAGGCATTTTTTATATTTATATACACAATTATAATATGGCTAGAAAAAAACCAAATAATGATCCCAATCAATTAGATCTTTTTAAAGATAAAATTGAATCTTTAGGAGAAGAATTTGATAGAGTATCCGAAAGTATTGCAGATGCTATTTTAAATAAAATAAAAAAAGCAATTGAATCCTCTGATGATAGTTCCAAACAATTTTTAGAAAGATTTAAAAGGAATGTTAAAGCTATAGCTGATAGCAGTGGGGCTTTACTAAGTATAGAACAAAAATTAGAGGCCGGACTAGCTAAACAAAGAGATTTTGATAATGCTAGATTAAAAATTATAAAGGAAAGATCCAAAATTCGAACAACTTTAAATAAGGCTATTAAAGAGGAGGTTGGGCTATCAAATGAATTAAAGGAAGCTGCACAAGAAAAACTAAAAACATTAAATGCGGAAGAGGAGAGTATTACAGCAATAGAGAAAAATTTTAATACTCTAAATTCAAAAACTAATTTATTTGCTACTTTATTAGCTGGAGCTGGAAAAACACTTACTAATCTAGGTATAGATAATCCTTTTGCTAAGATTAATGATAATATTAATCAAACAAGTCAAGAAATAATTCAATTAGAAAGTCAAATTTCTCAAGCACAAAAACCAGGATCTGATATAACTACAGAGGAATTAGGTACAATGAAAAAAACCTTAGCAAGTAAGGTAAAAGAAAGAGATATAGGTTTCCAAATTAATAAAGGTTTAACTCAAACTTTAACTAGAACGAACTTAATACAAGGATTAATTGTTGGAATAACTGCTTCAGTTGGTAAGTTGAACCAAGAACAAGTAAAGTTCCAAAGAATCACTGGTGAGGGTGTAAAGAATATAAGAAATGCTAGATTAGAAGCCTCAACTTTAGCCGAAGTAATAGAGCAAGCCACTTCAGCAGCAGAACAATTTGGTTTTAATATTCAAGAAACAATAAGTGGGGAAAATATAGCAGCCGCCACGGATTTAGTTCAGGGATTGGGATTATCAGCGGAAGAAGCAAATACTTTATTACTTCTTTCTCAAAATCTTAATGCTGATTTAATGGATGTAGCTAATGCTGCTAATGATGTATTAGATCCTTCTATTTCTACAAGAGCAGTATTTCAAGATATAGTAAAAAGTTCAGCTCAAACTAAAGTTTTATTTCAGTCTAATGCCGTAGCAATGGCTAAAACGGCTAATGATGCTAGGTTATTAGGATTAAATTTAGCAAATATTGAATCTTTATCTAAAAATATTTTAGATATAGAATCCTCAATAGCAGCGGAATTTGAAGGGAATTACTTACAGGTCAACAATTAGAGTTAGGTAGAGCTAGATTATTTGCATTACAAGGAGATCTTGCAGGTGTAACTGCTGAATTAGCAAAAAACCAAGAATTATTTAATAATTTTGGTGAAATGAATGTTGTTCAACAACAAGCTATTGCTGATGCATTAGGTCTTGGTGTAGAAGAATTATCTCAATCAATATTATTACAAAAAGAATTAGGAGATTTAACTGACAAACAAAGAAAAAGAAGACAATTAGATGAAAAAATAGCTATAACTTCAAGAGAAAGTATAGCAAAATCATTCCAAACTATAACTCAACAATTCGCCATACTAATAGAACCTCTTGTAAGAGGATTTGCTGGAGCTCTTAAATTTACTAATCTTATGGTTGATGGGTTTAAGCTTTTATCACCATTATTAGCAGGAGTTGCTATTACTATGGGTATCATAAATGCAAAAGCAATAGCAACTGCTATAGCCACCGGGATTACAGCTTTATTTACAAACCCTTTAGCAGCAGCCGCTATATTAACGGGTGGTACATTAGCTATAGCTGGTTTAGTAAAAAGATCTACTGATGTTGAATTAGCTCAGGGAGGTATAGTAACTGGACCTACTCGCGCATTAATAGGTGAAGCAGGCCCTGAGGCAGTTATACCTTTAGATAGATTTGAAAGAAATAGGGGATTATCTAGGGGTGATATCAAAGCTATAGCATCAGCAGTAAGAGATGGAGCATCACAAGCAAATATTAATTTAGATGGAGGTAGGGTATCATCTAGATTACAAGTACCTAATGTAATTAATCAACGACAGTATTCAATTTAAAATATTTATAACCAAATAACATATTATGAGCTTATTAGAAATTTATAACAACAATCCACCTCTTGGAGGAAGACAAATTCGCTTTAAACAAGGTAAAGTGCCAGGAGCACCTACTGATGGTTACCGTCCCTATGAAAGAAATGATCAGGCATCATTAAAAAATTCACAATTACACTATGAAACTCCTGAATTACCAGGATATTCTACTGACGGAACACCTACAGTTGACTTATACAGTGATAGATATTTTTCAGTAGGGGAAAGACCTTCTGATTTATCATTAAACCAAGGTAAAGTAATAGTTGATCCAGGACCAGGTGGTTTTAAACACCCTTATACACCTAATGATGGATATGCTTATACGGCACATAGTGGTGATATACAAAATTTATCAGCTTTAAGAGACGCATCCGGAATTATTAATTCTTTAGAAACTTCTGCTGATACATCTCCTAATTTTAGATAAAATAATTAGTAATGGCAATAGCACCTAGAATAGATTTAGAAACTAGGTATAAGAAAATCTTTAATGAAAAAAGTGGAGTAGTAGGTACTCAATTTACTAAAAACCAATTTGGTAAAGATATATCTGGTATGGAAGGTGGCCCTGGTAATTCAGGTCAACCATTTATAAAAAGATTTCCAATACCAGGAGCAGAAGATAGACCTGCAGGTGAATATTTTGACATATCCACCCAAGCTTTAAGTTTAGATTTTCCTATAAGGGGAGGATCCTACGAAGAAATTGCCTCTAGAGAAGATTTTACTAGAATTGATAGGTTTTTATTATATTATCCCCAAGGTAGAGCATTTACTGATAAACAAAAATTCTTACTTAGATCAAACCCAATACTTGAAACTGCATTAACGGGAGGAACAGAAAATACTAGACTGTATCCTATCAGAGAAGGTAGATTTGGTTTAGGTAGTACTAATTTAATGGAACAAATTGCCAGTACTGGAACTGGGTTCCATATACCTAATGCAGGTGGAAACATAGATGATTTAACAAATCCTTTTAGAACATATAGTTATATAGTTCCCCACAAGGATAAATTAGAAAATAGATTAGTTTCTTTATATAATTTAAAAGTAAGACCGGGAGGCCCAGAACCTGGGTTTAATGAAGGTAATGAAACTATTGTAAGATTAGGTCTAACCCCTAAACAGGATACAAGAACCTTATCTGTCACACCCGGAGGTCCTGATTCTTTATATGGTGTTGGATTTACTGATATAAGAAAATCAACAGATTTTTTAGGTTCCCCAATTAATACTGGTGAGGCACCATTTTTTGTAGGTTCTACTTCTGTAAACATTAAAGGACAAACAGTACAAGGTACTGATTTAGGTAAAAACACTTTAGATTATAATAGGTTTATTATATCCGATAAGTTTAAAATTCCTGGGCTAAATAATAATATACAAGGAATTAATTTACCTAATTTAGATCAACAAAACTCTTCCGATTATATAAGAGCAGTTGAAATACCAGCTTCTATAAGAGGATTTAACGAAAGACAAAACTTTTCTTATACAATGGGTTATGATGCATTATTAAAAGGAGCTAATAATGGAGAATTAACAGATACTGTTAATTTTACAGATTTTAGAAATGGTGTTATTAATGAATCAATTTTAAGTAGTGACTATAAAAATGATAGTATGGTTACTAGAATTAATATTGGTAGCCCGGGTGCTAGAATAAATAATAGGGATGAGTTAGATAGAGTAAATGTTATAGCCCAAGATAAATTAAATCTAGTTGATAATTATATAGATGATAATGATCAAATAAAATTTAATGAAGATAAAAGTGATTTAATTAAATTTGCATTTCACACAATAGATAATACAAATCCTAATCGAAACATTAATACTCACTTTAGAGCGCTATTAACTGGATATTCTGATAATTTCACACCAGAATGGAATGCTACAAGATATGCCGGTAGAGGAGAAAATTTTTACACATATCAAGGATTTGATAGAGATGTTAGTTTTAATTTTAAAGTAGCTGCTCAAACTAAATCCGAAATGGCAGTATTATATAGAAAAGTAAATTATTTATTATCTACCGTTTACCCTGATTATGATAATGATACTGGATTTATGAGAGGTAATTTAACAAGATTAACAGTAGGAGATTTATTTAATAGAACTCCTGGAATATTACAAAGTTTAAACGTTACAGTTAATGATGATTATCCTTGGGAAGTAGCTTTAAATGATAGAACAATGCTACAAACACCCCATATCCTAGACATTGCAGTATCATGGACACCTATTTTAAAAGATTTACCTAGATCTGGTTATACTATAGATAATAGAGAGTTAATTCAATCTCAAATATTTTTAGATGATAGAGATTATCATTATTTTAGACCACAATTGGGAGGTGCAGTAGATACCACAATTTCTCGAAATTCCAACCCCACAAGTACTCAAGGATATGTAAGATTACCATCTTCTGTCCCTACAGCAGATGTACCACAAATAAGTCCACGAGAACCTAAATTTGGAGATCCAGGATATAAAAAATTCCTTAGACAAACTTATAAAGATTTAAAAAATCAAGGAGTTGATATAAAAAGAAGTGCTGTAAGACAAACAATAAGGGAGGAAAGAAGAGAAGCAAGAGAAAATAGAAGGGAAGAAAGAAGAAGAAATAGAGGCTCATAATGAAAAGATATCAAAATATAAAATCTCAAAAAACATCAAGCGGTAAAGTAGGTTATTTACCTTCTATTTACCCTACACTTGAACCTAGTAATAATGATTATTATATTATAACTAGAGAAGAAGATAGAATGGATTTAATTGCTAATGATTTTTATGGTGATCCAACTTTATGGTGGGTTATAGCAATGGCTAATGATTTACCTGGGGATTCATTTTTCCCACCAAGAGGTTTTCAACTTAGAATACCTGGTAATGCTACTAATGCCATTAGTAAATTTAACGAAGAAAACAGTGATTTTATAACTAATAACGAATCTCCAACTAATACTAATGGTGCTACTACAAATGGTGGAGGAACAACTACAAGTAGTGGTGGTACTGTAACAGGTGGTGGTGGAGGAGGATATTAAATATGCCAGAATATAATAATGTAATAGGAACTTCCTTTCCTAAATTCGTAAAAGACCAAATAGAAGTTAGAAGGGGTATAATTTCTTCTGAAACTAGATCTGGTGAAGAATTATCATATCTTAATAATAGAACAGGTTGGTATAGGATGACTTCAGCAGCGGTTGTTGAAGATAGTGATGAATTAGCTAGAAATAATATTTTACAGGGTGGTGTTGTATCTAAAAATAATGACAACACTATTGCTTTAAAAAAAGATTTTATTGAAAGATATACTAAAGGTAATGATGATGATTTAGGTTTAAGACCTATGCCTGGTATTACAGGTTTAAGTATAGGTACAAAAGGAAAATGGCAAACACTTCAAGAAGCAGAAGTTCAATTTACTTGCTATAATTTAGATCAATTAAATACTCTATCCCAACTTTATATGAGTTTAGGAATTCAAGTGTTTATTGAATATGGACATTTGCCTTATTATGACAATAGTAGTAATTTAATTAATAAAGTAGATACTATTAATTTTTTTGATATTGAACAAAGCCCTAAAGGTATAGATCAATTATTTAAAAAAATTACAAAAAAGGAAGAAGATTCTAAAGGTAACTACGGAGCAATAATAGGATATGTAACCAATTTTAATTACACAGCAAACCCAGATGGTACATATTCCTGCTCATCTACAATTTTAGGTCCTGGTCATTTAGCTGAATCCCTAATTCTTAATAATAATACTGGTAAATTTTTAGGTTCTGAAGAGGCTGTATCTGCTCCCGCAGAAGGATTTAAATCAGATTTTGAACATGCTTTGTTTAAAATGAGTACACTGTTATTAGATTCTACAACTAATAAAAATAAAAAAGGCTCTAGTATAGTACCAAATCAAAGACTTTCTTATGCGGATCTAGATTCTGTAAATAAAGATATAGTAGTAGGACCTATAGGTTTAAATGGTGGAGAAAGAGAACAATGGTGGCAAACTTTAAGTTCAATATCTGGTATGACAACTATAGATCCTATTAGTTTTAGCCCTAATGATTATGTCGTTACTGATCCTAATATAAAATATGGAAATGCAACACAAATAGTAAATGGGTTAGCTACGCCCGAAGATGAAGGGTTAAAACCATTAGAGGAAATAACTCATTTTTTTGATGGATATTCTATTAGATTTTTTTATCCATGGACTGAATTTAAGTCACCTGCAAAACTAAGTTATATAACTCTAGGTCATTTATTTTATTTAGCACAAATTTTTAGTGCAGATGCTTATACAAAAGGAAATTCAAAAGGAATACCTTTAAAAATAGACTTTCACCCAGATAATACTGTTATAAAAAGGGGTACTGTAATAGCTACTATTGATCCTTTTATATGTTTGATTCCCCTTTTATCTGATAAATTAGATTTTATTAAATTTTTTGGTTCATTAAATGTAAATAAAGAAAAAATTCAAAATTCTATAAAAAAGTCAGTTGTGGCAGTAGCCGCGGCAGCTGCATCTAGTATGGGGCTAGGAGCCGTTGCAGCTAGTGCTGGTTTAGCATTTACGGCACTCTCTAATAAAGAAAAAAATGTACTCACTAACAAGGAAATAAATATAGTTAATCCTCTTTTAGAAAATATAGATTACTTAGATGATAACGGTAATATTAAATTATTTAATATTTTAGTAAATTTAGATATGGTTTTAAGAGTTGCTAAGGATCTATCAGTTCAAAAAGATGACCGAAAAATAAATTTAATTGAATTTTTAGATAATGTTTTAAATAAGGTAAGTATAGGTTTGGGAGGTGTAAATAATTTAAGAATAAGTGTAGATGAAAAAAACCATGTGTTAAGAGTAGTAGACGAAAATAAAATTGAAAAAATTACACAAGATAAACTTTTAGAAATACCTACATTTGGAAAAAATTCAGTAGCATACGAGTATAGCTATTCTTCTCAAATCACTCCCAATCTAGCCAAACAAGTAATAGTGGCTGCTCAAGCAATAGATAGTGATGGATTAAAAAACTTTCCTGATGATGTATTATCATACAATAAATTAAATGGAGGAGTAGTAGATAGATTTATAGGAAAAACAGTTCCTTCTGTTGAAGATACAACAAATGATAAAACTAATGATATAACTTATAATGGTAAATATCAAAAATTATTTGATCATATAATG